TATTCATACCAGACGACAACTGGCCCTGCATTTTTTGAATAAATGAATCTTCTGTATCCGGCTTAGTGAGAAACTTATCCGTAAAACTTTCATAATCCATCTTGTCAGCGTAATGCTTATTATACAAACTCGCAGCTAACGCTTCGTCCTTCATATCCTTGTATTCTGGATATTGCTGTTTAAACTCTTGTACGTTCATTATTGTAAAATCCCCAACGGGTCATTGTTCTTAGGTTGCATTACTGTCGGGCCTTGACCAGCTATAGCACTCTGAAAACGATTAGCAGTTTTTAACTGTTGGGCAGTAATAGGCTGTATATGTCCTGACTGTTCCATAAGTTTTATTTGCAAACCTCTAACGCGTACAAGTTCTCGCAGAAGTTCAACACGTTCTGCTTGTTCCTGTTTTGTAGCAGGGCGTGGTGCTGTTTTGCCGGTAGATGCGTTATACTCTTCAATGAATATTGCTTCTACATTTTTCTTGTCCATACCTGCCCAATATTTAAACGCACCATAAGGTGTTCTTCTTTCATATGTGGAAGGTGGGCCTTTAGGTACTCGAACAGTCTTGTTTTCTTTATAAAATCCTTTTAATTTACTCTCAATATCAGTTCTATACGCATCAAGCTTTTGATATTCTTTTTGCGGGTCAAGCATAGCATGCTGCGGGGCTGGCAAACCTACCAGTTCATACTTGGCCTTTTCTACAGCTTCAGGGGTTAGCATATCAGCTTCTTGCAGTTTATCAAGCTGCTCCAAGCTCATTTTAACAGCGTCGGCCCTCTGTCGCATTTCAAATTCAGCCATTTGTGTTTCTGTTTTTATCTGTTGTGCGGCGTTGTAATACTCTTCGTCGGGAAGCCCCATTTGACGAGCCTGGTACATCTTCTGGTCGTACATTTCCTGAATCTGGTGTTGTTGAAAAGACACCTGCTGTTGCACATAATCGCTAAGGTCTCCAATTTGCCCACCAGTCTGAGGCCTAAGATTTGGCCCTTTAAATGATATGTAAAATCTATCCAGTTTGCCGCCAGTAGCAGTAGGATAGTATGCTTCCTCTGTTCCGTCTTTCCTCCTGGCTTTTATAATATCATCTTGGGTAATCTCTATGCTACGCCCATACTTAGGGTCTGTAGCCATACCTATGACCTCGCGTTCTACTTCCTCGGATACAGGTGTTTTCTTAAATGGCAACTTTGATGACATATTATACCTCAAATAATAAACTAAGCCGCTTGTCTTACTAAACCAAGTCTTTGTAATTCGGTTATAACTTCATCTACTGTCTTTCCTGCACCTGTCGCTAACTGATTCTGTGTGACTGGTGTAGTAGTATAAAATCCTACGGTAGTTCCATCATGGTTTAATGCTCCATCTATTTCAAGACTTCCAGAAATTTTGACGTTTCCACTTGAATTTATAAGTAATCGTGTAGCAAGGGTAGTACCATTATCTGTCCGAATCTCATACTGGCAGGGAACTGAAGTTGTAGTCGCATTGCCTATTTGAGTAACTTTTATTTGTGCCCCGTAATCAAAAATACCATTAGTATTAACTCCATTAAAAAGAACTGCCCCTAATATTTCGTTATTTATAGTAGCAGTCATTCCATTTATCGTAGCATTATGAGATTTTCTCAACCTTAGAGTTGAACTATAAGCAATACCATTGTCATTGTATGTATCAAAATAAAGCTGACTCTGCCCTGTTCCGGCACTCCCTGCTCTAAAATGATTAGTAGCATCATCAGAATTTACACCGTGACAATTAACACTTGCAGTAGTTGAAAGATAAGCCGATGTGTTAGTCCAGTCTATGTGTTCCTTTGCTACATAACCTGTAAGATTATTGTGATTTACTAAATCGCTACCACCAATTTCATGTTCAGAAGCATGGGTAGCAGCAGCAAATGCACTATCAGCATAGGGGACCCAATTAGTTCCATTCCATCGAACTAAGTCACCTTCTAACGGTAGCGACTCGGTATTTATAGTTAATGCTTTATACTGTGCCATTATACCTCAAATAATAAAACACCATAATCAGAATCATACGTAGCTTCACTTTGTTTAGTTAATAAACCGCTTGTGTTGGTGGCAACTTCACTCTCAATCAAAAGTAACTGACTGTCTACAGATAATATCGCTGTAGCATTGGTGGCACATTCAGACTCTAACAACAATATTTCACTATTATTAGACGCGGTTTCTGACTCAACTAATAATAATTGGGAATCAATGGCTACCGTTGCAGCAGATACAAGTTGGAGTTCTGAAGTTGCCTGACTAACTGCCTGACTTATAGCATTGATTTCTTCTACAACCCAATTACTGCCGTCAAAATTATAGAACACATCTTCGTCTGACACCCAACACGACCAACCTTCTGACGGCGTATCATATAACCAACTTGCACCATCATAAGTAGCTATATCATTATCATGTGTAGACCAATCACCAGTTGCACTACCACCCACAATATATCTGTCACCTTTTGATTCTCCACCAGGCGGGGCAGTTAAATCCTTGTCTGCCACTGGCGGTTGCCAACTAAATTGTTCCAGTACCGGAACTCTGTACTGTGTCATTTTATATTCCTCTTTCTACTAATAATAAACTATAGGCAGCGTCATAATTTCCTTTCAACGCTACCGTTTTAATTTCGCTAACCTCGGACTCGATTAACAAAAGCTGTGAGTCTACTGCAACAACAGCTTCGGATACCAAGTCTAACTCAGACTCAGCTTGGCTTATGAGAGCGGTTAATTCGCTTTCAGTTTGGCTTATAGCCTGGCTTGCAGCTTCAGATACGATTTCGAGTATGTTGTTTAGCTGACTTACAGCTTGGGAATGAGCAGGTAGGACATAATCGCCAAGTTCAGCTATGATTCGTTCAAGCTGAATTTCATCACCCGCCCTATAGTCCCAACCTGGTCGTTCTGTACCTGGCATATTATTTCTTCTTATTCGCTGCTATCTTTTCGCGTTCAACTGATGCCTGTTTGTTTGCAGAATATATACTCGCAAGAGCAGAAAGCTGGTTGCCATATTGTGACGCTGTGGCCGACATAAACGGGCCAAAGCCCTGATTATAATATTGGCTATAGTCTGGCTCTTGCATACTCGCTATTGTTTGTGCTTGACCTGATTTAAGTTGTGCTATTGCGGCTTGTAAATTACTAAGATTGCCTACGCGCTCGGCCTCTATGCCAGCTTTTTGCAAGCCCTGCTGCTGCATAGCAGACTGTATAAGTCCAGATGTGTTGGTTCCAGACCACATACCACTGCTTATTAAATTAGAAGTACCCTGCCCTATAGCCTGTTGCGTGCCCTGCTCTATCTGTCCGAACTGCGAAGTCGAGAATGCACCACCTTTGCCATAGTTAGTAGCGGCTTCTTTCAATGCACCGAGTCCTTCTCCAAAGGCGGCATTTACCTGTCCAAACCGTTGACTAAACTTTTTAATTGCGCTACTATATAAGCCACCTTGCTGTTGTGTTTGCTGGTTATATGCATCTACAAGCGCCATTATTTTACCCTTCCACTTTGTTCTATTTTGGAATCTATTTTGTCTATAGCAAAAGTTTCGTCAACATTGTCATTTCTTATCACTATAGCTATTGCCCCGCCTCGTACCTTTTCACGTATAGAACGCAACAGATTGTTAGACGCTATATCTTTGCTAACTTTAGCTGATACTCCGTTATCTATAGCCTCTATAACCTCTTGTGCTGTCTTACTAATATGCAACTCTACTGTTATACCATCTGAATTACTATCAAGCTCTATAGAAGTTTCATTATGCTTTATAGTGCCGCGCGTAACTTCTGATACAAACGGGCCTACTGTAAAGAAACTCTTTATAGCTTCTGAATCGTCTGATTTACTATCATCGTCGTATCTGCGTATATAACCGTCATCACACCCTATAAGCAACGCTCTATTAACAGCGTTTTGACTCTGATAATAATACAAAGAATGTGCCCTATGTGCTTTGTTATACGATTCTGGAAATATTTTACCACCTTCCTCAAGGACATCGCCAGAGCGTAAATCTATCCAGAAACTTGTTTCCCACTCCCCGTCTTTTTGTGTTACAGCTATCCTTATACCGTATCTATCCTTGTCATACGCCATAGAAATATTATCAGTATTTTTATTTATTGCCATATCTCTGAACAATCTCGGCATACGCCCGCGTGTTATATTTACTGGTGCTTGTGCGTTTATTATTCCAGTTGGCGGAAGATAGTACACCCCATCAAATCCAAGTATGAATAGATTTGAATTTTCATCCCAACAATACGCAGTTGGGGAGAGCATACCTGTCTCTGTAGTAAGCTGTGTGAGTGTGCCACCCGCTCGCGGGTCTGAACGCATAACCCACCAGGAATCCATAAGGCCAAATAATAGATAGTGGTCCTGGTACGGTATAAAGCCAACCAGAGGAGACGAGACAAGCCCCGCCTTAGAAGTTTGGCTCGATACTGGTGTTCCTAAATCATTCTGGTTTACAAGCCAATCGCGTGGGTTGCCAGCACGGGACGAATACCACTGGTTAGGATTTATTATACTATTCAAAAATATACGCCCGAAACACAAGCAACCTGCATTAGCCCCGCCTTCTGGTAAACCAGTTGCGATAGAATAAACGCTGTATACTGTAGTTGCGTCCGGCGTTGAACCACCAGACAAAGCCGAAAATATAAACTTACCAAGTGTACCATCGTAGTCAGTTATTGTAGCAGTCTCGTATATGCCCGTGCCACCTGTCACCTTCAACACCTTGCCGTTGAAATAATCGTCTGTATAAGTACCAGCTATATTGCTATCCGTTAAACTCGTTGAGGTTCCACTCGCGGCTGTACCGTGAACATCAGATGTAGCAGCCAAACTTTCTGTCCACACATCCCAATGCGGGGGCGCGGTCACTGCTGTAGGGGTTAGCGTAGCACCACTCACAGAACCAGTTATCTCATCTGTAGTATTGAACTCTATCGTGCTTATTCTATACACAAGATGATTGGTTCCGTCTGTACCTATAAAATAACCTTTTGCTTCAGAATCTTCCTGCTCTATATATTCTGTATCCTTAAATGCACCAGTTATAGTACCAGTTAATTTAGTACGATACATATCGAGAACGTGGTATCCGTTCATTCTACCATCTGCAAAGAATATTTCCTGAAACGCCGGTATCATAGCGAACCAGCCGTTAGTGTCCAAGTCACCCGCCGTAAATCCATGCGACGCACCAAGTTCTGTTAAAGATATAGCCATTTACATATTCTCAAAATACACTTTGCCGTGCGACACAGCCACTAAAACGTTACGGTGTCTGCCACTTCCAAACGCTATCGTGTCCCCATATTCATTAGGATTCACCCAGGCTTCGCTATCATACTGATAAAGTTCATCTCCGTTATAGTCAGATTTACGTTCATAAGGAAATAGCGGGCTGTGTTCAACAATAAATGTCCAAGTATCGCCAGTAGTTGTTAGTTCTGTTTCAGTATCATAAGTATCTACACGCCACTCATATACTGTATAATAGTTTAAAGTTAATGCTGATATATCGTATTCAGTATCCTCGGTCTGGCCAAGATAAGTCCAGCCACCGTCCTGTTTTCTATAATATACGTTATATAGTATCATAAGTTAGGTGCTTCCCACTGTAACTTTGATAATGACTTGGATATATTGCCTTCGTCATCTTCTGGCGTAGGACTCTGGGCCTTGCCAGGCGGGTCTGGGCCAAATATAGCCCAATTTTCATAATGATTACCGACAGAAACAGTAACCTTACATCCTGGTGTCTCATATTCTATCAAACTTCCAAAATATCTATAAGAATCCTTTCCTTCTGGCGGTATAGCAAAAACATATTTAGTGTATGGAGTGTCAGGATACCAGGTAACCCGTCCATTAGTGTCTGTTACTTGATTAGACTCACCCGTTAAAGTAACAGTTATACCAGGATATGGCGTAGTCATACCAGCATCACTATATACTGTTACCCTGAATATACTAATCATCAATAATCCTCGAAGTATACCTTACCGTCTGCTACTACAACTAATTGAATTTTTAGTTTACCGCTACCAGCATTGATAAATTCTAAATCTGGAGTCCAAACTTCATCTTCTTCATCCCACTCTACGTTATTGCCGGTTATAGCGTTACGGTCAGAGGGCCAGTTTATAGGTATAACGCCGTTACCTATATTTATATTGTAAGTTAAAAACGACGCTTTGTAAACTGGACTCCCCACTATCCTACCTCTAATTCTATGATACTAAACAAAGCTATGAATAACATTTTAGCTTTACCCAACGGTGCGTCAGGTTTAGCAACAAATGTCCATGTTATCTCATCACCAATTTCCCAATTATTAGGATTTACAAATGGGTCCGAATCCCAGAAAAGCAGATAATCATCATAACCGTCTGAACCTGAAAACAAAGGCCAATATTCTAATTTTTGAAGTGTGGTCTCGTAGTCATCTTCAAATGCTTGTTTAAGAGCTGCTATTTGTGCTTTTGTCCACAATATTCTACATGTACCATCATATCCACATATTGGCTTAACTATTAAACTTCGTGTAGCAAGAGCAGTATTACCACCGTATTGTCCTGGATTACATGAAAATTCAGTTTCATAACCTTTAATTGTAAATGTAACAGTATAAGTTAAAGGACTATCGTAATCAGATGTCCTTTTCCAATAACCGTTATTTTCTAATATTACACTCATTGTGGCATAATATAAGTAGTGTTTATGGACGCTATTCGCAGCACAGGCCTACCATCTGACAATTCAGATTCGCAAGCCTTTATAGTACCAGGCCGTTGTGCGACTCTTTTACGGTTGGCCTCGGTGTCATTCGGTCTTATATTATTACAGGCGGGGGTAGTACCCGCCGGCTGCTGTCTGAAACTACCACCTCTGAATAAACCATTTACAGGGGGTTGAATCTCCATTATGTAGTTACCGCTTGAAAGTCACATGTATCGGCATCGCCTTCATTTATATACAACTTGGCGGCAGATGTATCCTGAAACGTACAACCAGGATGATAACCGGCTTCGCTGGCTGTAGGTACAGTGTCACCATATGCCTGTAAAGCGTTGCCATTGTCTGTTTTTGCTGTTACCACTGCGAGAGTAGACGGGTCAGGAAACCCAAGCATACCCTCTAATTTGTAAGCAATGTTACCTTCACTCATTT